ATAAATTTGGAGTGTATTGATGGCATATCAAGTAGACAGATATAATGGAACATTTTTAGTCTCAGTAGAAGACGGTACCATTGATACTACTACCGATCTACGTTTATTAGGCAAAAATTACGCTGGTTACGGTGAAGTTCAGAACGAAAATTTTGTTCATTTATTAGAGAATTTTGCTAATACCGCACCACCGCCAAAGGCCCTAAACGGTCAAATTTGGTACGATGTTACAAACAAGAAAATTAAATTTTTTGACGGGTCAAGATTTCGTACTTCGGGCGGTTCAGAAGTTGGGCCAACACCGCCTTCTGGATTAAGTGCAGGTGATTTTTGGCTAGATAGCACCACTGATCAATTGTTTGTATGGAACGGGACTAGTTTTGTATTAGTTGGTCCAGAACTAGTAGAAGATCTAGGAGCGACCGCAGTAGAGGTAGTGGTTGTCAAGGACATATTAAACGTTAACCATACAGTTATTAAATTCAACGTTGGCTCTGATTGCCAGGTTATAGCAAGTAAAACAAATTTTACTCTAAATGGATCTGTTAATCCTATTCCAGGATTTAGTGAAATTCATAAAGGGTTCACTCTAATTAATACGCCAGCGACTGGTGTAACTACAGATGACCATTATTGGTGGGGAACCGCTTCAAATTCTTTAAGATTGGGCGGATATCTTGCCAGCGAATTCATTAGAAATACTAATCCTTTGTTTCCAAACGGAGCAAAGTTTTACGATGTTGGTTATACACTAGGTGATTCCGATGATATAAGATTTTACATTGAAAACGGTGATCAACCTATTCTTTCAAATCAACTAGGATCAAGCGGTTCTCAAAATTTAACCCTAAGAATTGTTGATAGTGGTGGAGATAGAGATTATGTTTTCAATCAAAATGCTTTCTATCCAGGAACAAATAATCTACTTGATTGCGGCCTAAACGGTGCAAGATGGGCTAATGTCTATGCAGTTACATTCAGAGGTGCATTAGTAGGTAACGTAACAGGTAATGTTACAGGAAACTTAACTGGTAACGTAACAGGTAATGTTACAGGAAATCTAATTGGCAACGTGATTTCGTCAACAGGAGTTACTGTAGTAACTGCTGGCACTACACCTGGTACTGCGGTATTCGTTGGAAGTTTAAACGGTACAGCTACCAATGCTACTACACTTAATGGCGATCCAGCTGATACTAGTGCATTTGCTGATACAGTTGCTCTAAGAGACGGAGTTGGTGCCTTAACTGCTACGTCGTTTATTGGTACAGCCACGCAGGCTGTAAGATTAAAGATAGACAATGCCGCAGTTGACACAGATCCTAACTTTAGATCAGCAAAAACTACAGGCACAGCGAGTACTATTGTTGCTAGAGATGCTAGCGGTGATATTTTTTGTAACGTCTTAAATGGTACTGCTACCAGCGCAAGATATGCTGACCTTGCAGAAAAGTATTTGCCAGATGCTGAATATGATGTAGGTACAGTAATGGTTGTTGGTGGTGACAAAGAAATTACAGCCAGCTCTTACGGAGATAGAGCTATAGGTGTTATAAGCGAAAATCCAGCATTTAGAATGAATATGGATTTGGTAGGTGGTGTATATGTCGCATTAAAAGGACGTGTACCAGTGAAGGTAACAGGAGTAGTTAGAAAAGGTCAAAGACTAGTAGCAGCTAATAATGGGTGTGCAGTAGCAGCAGTACCCCATGCTAATGATGTATTTGCAATTGCTTTAGAAAGCAATGATAGTACTGATATTAAATTAGTTGAAGCTGTAATACTCTAAGGATATAAAATGGCCGCAGGTACAGGTTCAATAATTGAGGCAGTTGATTATAATGCTATTAGAAATAAAATAATAGCAATTATGGGAGCCGGTTCTGGCCAGTCTGGTTATGGACAAACTTTACTAAGTTCAGCTGTTTCAACAGGTAACCAAGTTACAAAAGTACAATGGGATGCTTTAAGATATGATATCTTGAATGCTCGAATACACCAAGACGGTGTATCCCCTACTATTGTTACTGCCGTTCAAGGACAACCTATTAGATATGGTGCAGGCCATCCAAATACGCAATACAGTATTCAAGCCGATACCGCAATATCTAATAAATTTAATGTCGGTACAGGTCAATTCGTTGTAGATTCCGGAACAAGTCAAACTAGAAGTACAAGTTGGCAAAATAGTTTAACAGCAGTGGCTACTATTACTTTTAGTTCGTCTGATAGAGCACGGTGGTTTTTTAACAGCGGAGGCCGATTGAGAATCAGTGCAAACAGAACAGGTGGTAGTGCATCTTTGCAAAATAGTTCTTGGTCTAGCATTTTAGATACAGCTGGAATATTAACTATTGGTGCAGTTTCGTCATCATTGAATTTTTGGAATTTGACAAATTCATACACTACAATTTATACAGGAACTGGCAGTTCTCAATACTACACCGGAAACGTTTATCAAGTTAGGGCTGCTTGCGATGTAGCTGATAATAGCTTAGGTGGTGCAACACAAATTTTAATACAATGGAATTTCACTGATGCTTATACAGCGTTTAGAACGCCTTCATTTTTTCCAGACTTAGTTGATGGTACTTTGACAGTACAGGTAGATGAACAAAGAGCATCTGGAATCTTACAACCTGTAGGGACAGGTGCATTTACGATTCAGAGACCCGGTTATTCCATAACTGCTATATCTGGTTCATAAGCACCTTATAAATAGTCTAAGGACTAGGAGTATGAACCAGAATGGCCGAGCATGATAAAGTTTTAACAGTAGATTATAATACGATAAGAAGTATTATTCTACCTGTTTACGGCACAGGATCTGGTACATACGGTTATGGACAGACAATGTCCAGCGCATACAAGGCTGATCACGATAAAGTTAGTCAAACAGATTGGGATAATTTACGGTACGATATCGTAAATGCTAGAACACATCAGGATGGTTCGGCACCTGTAATTACTGATATTGAAGAAGGCCAGTTAATATCCTTTACTAACAATACGAACTATACCAGCATTGCCAATACAGCCACTACAAATAGATTCAATGTTGGATCCGGAAGATTTTTAACACAGGCCGCTACTAGTCAAACAAGAACATGGAGTGGATCAACTGTTCCTCAGTATTGGTTAGTTGCTATTCAATGCGAAATTACAGCTACATTTACCAATGCTGATCAAGCAAGATGGTTTTTCAATAGTGGCGGTGAAATACGAATCCAGAGTTCACGCAGCGGCGGAACAAATAATGCACAGAACAATGATTGGACAACATTATTATCTACCGCAGGAATGAGATCTTTTGGAAGTCAAACACCTACAAGCGGTTTTAGTCCAATGAACGGACAAAATTTTTATAGATTAACTAATGTGTATCAAAATTATTATTCATTGGCCAGTTCTGCACCGTATGCATCTAACTCTTATGTATTACAAGCTAAGTGTAATGTAGCAGATAATTCAGGCGGCACAGCTAGCATTGTAAATTTAAAAGTAGTGATGACCGATGCTTATGTTGATCCAGGTGATACACCAGAAGATAGTCCAAGAACTAATGAAGGTGTTGACGGTGTGTTTACAATCACAGTTACAGAGAAAAAAGCAACAGGTTCTTTGGTACCATCTGGTACATTTACAATCACAAGCCCTACATATACAGTAGGTTCAATTACTGGTTCATAATTTTTCTTCAAAAAAACAGCGGTATAAATAAACTGCTACTATAATTTTGAGGATAGTTATGGATGATCGCCTAAAAAAAGCCTTAGACTTTTCAAAATACAGACAAACTCTTTCTATACAACGCAAGCAATTAAAAGAAAAATTGCAAGCCCAATTAACTTTTGGTTATAACGGAGGCATATTTTATATTGATATGACTCTAATTACATTCGTGCAAATGTGCATTGACCAAGAACGTACATCTAATGTACCTTTGATTGATTCAAACGATAATCCAATTCTTATCGATGATCTAAAAAAATTCCGTGATGAAATTTTTGATAGATATTTTTCTGCCAGTTTTGAATACATGAAAGAGTATGAACAGGTTAAGAAAAGTAGGACTGTTGAGAAACTATTGGACCTATGAACAAAGGTGTCTTAATTTTCGCACACAATAGCAGGCAAGTTGATTATGCCCTAATGGCAATAGTTGCTGGTGGCTTAGCTAAAAAAAATTTACAAGTTCCTGTATCTCTAGTTACTGACGAATCTACACTAGAATGGATGAAGATTTCTAAAACCATCTCTAAGGCTAAAACAGTCTTTGATAAAATTATTGAGGTTAAAAAACCCGTAACGTCAAATCAGCGTTTACTTGTAGATGCCTATACTTCAAAAATGGTGCCTTTTGTAAATTTGAATAGGTCATCTGCTTGGGATATTACACCTTACGAAAGAACATTATTAATTGATTCAGATTATCTAGTGCAGTCAACTAATCTTAGTGAGTATTGGGACGCTGATAGCGATTTTATGATAGCACCTAGTATGAATGATATTAGAGGTGATCGTATAGGTGTTTTAGATAAACATGTTTCTGAAACAGGAATTCCGTTGTGCTGGGCCACAACGGTGATGTTTACAAAAAATAAAAAAACTAAACTTGTTTTTAACTTAGTTGAATATATCAAAGACAACTATGCAAATTATGCAGACCTGTTTAGATTTAATCCTAACATTTATCGAAACGATATAGCATTTAGCATTGCTTTGCATATGTTAGATGGATTTGAACACAGCGATTACAACTATCTTCCTCCTGTATTAACAGCGTCTGGTAAAGATGTTATCTATGAAGTAATGGATAATAAAATTAAATTGTTAATTAATGATGACATGTCTGAAGATAATGTAGTTGCTACTACTATTTCTAAAAGAGATATACACGTAATGAACAAGCAATCAATTGTTCGACACGCTAAAGAATTTATGAGTCTAATATGAACTTTGGATATCTAATAATTATTTCTAAAAACGATGAAGTTGATTATTTAAAACTAGCATATGCTTTAGCTTTGAGTATTAAAAATACACAGCGTGAAGGTTACGATAAGGTAGCCTTAATTACTGACGATGTGCAATCTGTAAAAAAGATAAAAAGTCCCTGGGTGTTTGATAGAGTAATTAAATGGGATAAAGAAAAACATTGGGATGGTAGATCTTTTATGGACGAGCTTAGTCCGTGGGATCAAACTATCTGCTTAGATGCTGATATGTTATTTTTTAGAGATTACAGTCATTGGGTAGATTATTTCATTGAAAATACAGAACTATATGTAACACCAAAATCTTATACATATAGAGGTGAAGTTGTAACAGATGATTATTATAGAAAAGCATTTACTCACAATGAACTACCCAACTTATATTCGTTTTATACTTTTTTTAAGAAGGATTCAGTGTTGGCCAAAGAGTTTTTTGAACTTGGTAGATACATTATTAAAAATCCCACAGAGTTTAAAAATTTGTTCCTAAAAGGATATAAGCCCAAGATTATTGGAACCGATGAAGCATTTGCATTAGCAGCTAAAATTTTAGATATTCATGACGAGATAGCCTTTGATTTAGAATTTCCAAAGGTAGTACATTTAAAACCTATGATACAAAATTGGCCTTGGCCAGCTAGTACAGTCAGTGACCACGTTGGATTTTATTTTGATTTGAACGCAAAATTAAAAATTGGAAATTTTCAACAACACGACATAGTTCATTACAACGAAAAAACTTTTGTAACTGATGAAACTGTTAGCATATTGGAAGAAATAGCATGGAAGAAGTAACAGACTTTGACACCTGGATTGAAAATTACACTCCTCCAGAACTTTCTTATTGGGCAATCTATAATCATGAAACAGGTGAGATAGTAGGAATTTATCCTGATTCAGCTGCTCAGGAACAACAGTACAAGATTAAAATTGATAGAGAGATGGCCGAAGACATCATGAACGGTGTCATAAGGATGAATACTTGTTTTGTTGATACAGACTCTGAAACAATTGAAATTATTGAAAGATACGGATTAAGAAAAATTGACGACATTGTTCATAGAATACCAAGTAACAAATATGTTACTATTGATAATCCTGATATTACAATAGTTTATAATCATACTGCAAGAAGTATAACATTCACAATGAGCGAAAGTTTAAAAACTAAAAAAATACTTTGGACCGATGAAACAAACGCACAATTTTTAGTAACAGCATATAACGATCCTTACCATGTAATACAGAATGTTGTAATTAAACTTGATGATCTAAAAGAGTTCCCGCAAACGGTAATTTATACCGGAGAAGAAAAAAGATTCAGTATTTTTACAAGACGACTATTTAAAAAATATCTACTAATTGAAACATGAGAGTTATTGAATTTGACGTAGTTTTTTTAAGCTACGATGAACCAAATGCAGATTTGCATTTTGCAGATCTCTGTAACAAAGTACCTTGGGCTAAACGTGTTCACGGAGTCAAAGGCAGCGACGAAGCACATAAAGAAGCCGCTCGTCAAAGTGAAACTGATTGGGTAATTACTGTTGATGCTGATAATATTGTTGATAATAAATTTTTTAATTTAGATTTAGACTTCAGTAATGATGCTATTGATGTCTACAGCTGGCTAGGACGCAATAATATCAACGGCCTTCAATATGGTAACGGCGGATTAAAAATTTGGCGTAAAGATTTCATACTTAATATGAAAACACATGAAGCCAGTGACAGCGAACGTGCTCAGGTAGATTTTTGTTGGGAAAACGGTTATCGGCAGTTTATGACTTGTTATAGTGATGTACATATAAATGGAAGCTCATTCCAAGCCTGGCGTGCAGGATTTCGTGAAGGCGTAAAGATGACTCTTGCAGATGGCGTCAAAGTTCCCAGACACGAAATACAAGAACGTGTTTGGTGGCACAACCTTCATAGATTAAAAATTTGGTCAACTATTGGTTCACATGTCCAGCATGGATTATTTGCTATACTTGGTGCTAGGATGGGAAATTACATGACTAATTGCACTGATTGGAGTTATGTAGATGTTAGAGATTTTGAAATACTACGAGACATCTATAATGATCAGGTCAAAAAATTTGAAAATGATCAAGATATGTTGGTAGAAGAAATTAAACAATTAGGTACAAGACTACATCAAGACATAGGATTTAATTATCCTTATCTTAATATAGAACAAAGTAGGTACACCTACGACCTTTATCAAGAAACAATTAATTTGTGTAACACATACTATAGTAGAGATAGATAATGTACGATATATTATACGTTTCAAGGGGTTCTGTTGATCCGCAAAGTTGGCTTAATTTTTCTAAAAAGTTTCCAACTGCTCGATTAATTGAACACGTTGAAAATTTTGATCAACTAAAATCTAAATCTTTCACCAAGCTATTTTGGGTAGTATGGGATGATTTAGTTATTAGAGATAATTTTTTGTTAGATTATGTAGTACCTAAATGGGACGAATCATACGTACATGTATTTAAAAATGGTGATCATTTTGACGGTATAAACATTTTCAATAAACAACATGAAATAACAAATAAAGAATTCACATACAGATTTTTTACAAATAAAAAAGAAATTGATATTGTTGCATCAGCACCAAAGGCCTACGAACGTTTTGTAATTGATACATACGAAGAATATCTTTCTGCCAAAGAAAAATGTTATACTGAGTTATTCTATTTCGTTCCTAAAGAAGTTGAAGTAAATCCAACGTTTAAGTTTAATCATTATTTTCCCTCTCATAATGTTGTAGATAAAAAAAGCAATCATGTTTTTAAACATATTTTTCGGGGAGAGGAAACATATACTGGAATATCTCTAATTCCTAAAGACATCACATTAACGCAAAAAGAAATCAAGCATAGATTTTTAGTTGATAAAAAACAATACAAAGAAGTAGCCAGTATGGTCGCACCTTATGATATTGTGTTCATAAGTTACAATGAACCAAACGCAGATGATAATTTTAAAAATTTAAGAAAAAGATTTCCTAGAGCTAAAAGAGTACACGGGATAAAAGGCATCCATCAAGCACATATTGAAGCAGCCAAGTTAGTTAATACTACTATGTTTTGGGTGGTCGACGGCGATGCAGAAATTGTAAAAGACTTTTATTTTGATCATGAAGTGTCAAGCTATGAGAGAGACATCGTACATGTGTGGCGTAGTAAAAATCCTGTCAACGATTTAGTCTACGGATACGGCGGTGTAAAACTTTTACCAACTGATTTAACACTGAACATGGATGTGTCAAAACCAGATATGACTACTAGTATTTCTAGTAAATTTAAGGCGGTACACACTTTATCTAATGTAACTGGATTCAACACCGATCCGTTTAATACATGGAAAAGTGCGTTTAGAGAATGCTGTAAATTGTCAAGTAAGGTTATTGATAGACAAAAAAATGAAGAAACTATGTCTCGTTTAGATACATGGTGCACCGTAGGCTTAGATAGACCCTACGGTGACTGTGCAATAGCAGGTGCTAAAGCAGGCTGTGAATACGGTGAAAAAAATAAAGACGACCTTGAAGCGTTGAAAAAAATTAACGATTTTGAATGGTTAAAAAGAATGTTTGACAAATCTTATGGATGAAAAAGAATTAAAGTTTTACAGAAAAGGTTTGTTAGATAGAATAAGCCCTACATTTTGTTTTGCAAAATGGCATCATTCTACAATTTATTTGCAATTAGGCCAAACACATAGTTGCTATCATCCTCCGCCTCATGAAATTAAATTAGAAGAATTAAGAAATAATCCTAGTGCATTACATAATACATCTGAGAAAAAACAGCAAAGACGCATGATGTTGGAAGGAGAAAAGCCTTCTGGTTGTGATTATTGTTGGAAAATTGAAGCGATGGGACCCGAATACAGATCAGATAGGCATCATAGAAACGAGAATATTTTCACAGATGATCGTTACGAAGAAGTTGCCAGCGCAGATCATAATTATAATATAAATCCTGAATACATTGAAATAAGTTTTGGTAACGAATGTAATTTCAAATGCGGTTATTGTCATCCAAAATATAGTTCAAGTTATTATAAAGAAATAAAAGATTATGGCCCTTACACTATGGTAAAGAACCATAGGAATGATATTAATTGGTTTACAATCTATGAAGAAGAAGACAATCCGTATCTAGACGCCTGGTGGCGTTGGTGGCCAGAAGTTAGTAAAACTTTGCATATTTTGAGAATAACTGGCGGCGAGCCTTTGCTTCAAAAAAGTACATGGCGGTTGTTTGAAAGTCTGACAGAAACTCCTATGCCTAAGTTAGGATTAAATCTAAACAGTAATTTAGGGTCTAAGCCTATTATCATAGAGAGGTTTGTTAATCACGTAAATCATCTAACAACTCATAATAAAATTAGAGAGTTCAAGTTGTTTACTAGCATTGATACATGGGGACCTAAAGCCGAGTACATTAGAACTGGACTAGATTTAGAAATTTGGGAAAGAAACTTTGATCAATACATGACAAAAACTTCTGCTCCTGTAACTTTTATGATTACATTTAATATCTTAACAGTTACAAGTTTTACTGAATTACTTAAAAAGATTTTAGAATGGAGAAGTAAGTATCATACTTCAACTGACCAACGGTACCGTAGAATTGGATTTGATACACCGCATTTAAAAGAACCTTTACAATACGACATGAATATTCTTCCTAAAGAAGAGTTTATGAATTACATGAATGATTCATTAAAATTTATGCAAGACAATTGTAATGAAAATGACAACACTAAATTTAGTCAAGAAGAAGTAGACAAATTTAGTCGTGTAGTCAAATACATGGAGACTACAGAATATTCAACAGCCAAAATTGTAGAAGGACGTAAGGATTTCTTTAATTGGTTTAACGAATATGATCGTAGACGCGGAACTAATTTTTTAGAAACTTTTCCAGAATACGAAAAATTTTACTACGATTGTTCAATGTTAAAATAATTTTTAACTTTACTGTATAGATTATCGTAAGGCCGTTGCCAAAACAACATTCTATTTTGATATAATTTATCTATAGATCTTTCAAATTCTTTTCTAAAAAAATTAATGTCGTTTACTAGAAGCTTATCAATTGATTTTAGGTAAGCTTCAAATCTTGCATTATCGTCGTATATTTGATCGTAAGAATAATCTATCCATTCTGGCAACCAGAATCCGTAAGACTTAATATCTTCAACTAATCCCATATAACCAAACGGTAATATAAAATGTCCCTTAATAAGTGGATCCCAAGTCTTTTCTGTAATAGTCTTATATTTGAATCCCATGCTGCTGGTCATTGTAATAGTTTCGATGTATATAGATACGAATGACGAATTGTATAAATGATTAGCAACAGGATACCAAGTACCACTCCTTCCTCCTAATAAGGAATTTCTAATTTCCGTCTGCTCGGGATCTAAAATTATGTCATTCGCTGGATCACTGATAAAACCATTTTGATCTTTTAAAAATTCAGCTAGGTTACTTCTACAGGTAAACCGATGATGTTTTGCCATCTGACCGTCAACAATTTGTATTCTATTAGGACAGAGGAAAATCCTACAATCAGGAAATTTAAATATCTTAGTTAGGCCAAACATTTTAATATTTGAACCCCATGTCCAAACTCTGTCGTCCATGTTAAATTTGTTGTAATCAGTAAAATACGCCTTTTGTCGGTTCCAAAGAAAATCATAAAAAATGTCTGTATCATTTTCTCTATTTGTGTGAACAACTGCAATTTTATCTGTAAGATAATTCTTGCACGTATTTTTAAACAAAGAATATCTTTTCTTGTCGTCAACTTGATCATCGGCATGAAACAGATCAATGGCTAATAGTGGTTGACCTTTATATCCGTTGGACATGATAAAATTACATTGTTTAATTATTTCGTCATCGCTATAAGGAACAAGAAGCGGAATAATATCACAGGCAGATAAATCATTAGTTGGGACCCAGGTATCGTATTCAATGTCAAATGATAAAAAATGGCTATGATGCGAATTCATCAAAGGGTTAATATCAGATAACTTATGTATTTTCATCAGATATGTCTTACAGGCAACGATTGCTTGACAAGAGTTTTTTCTCTTAGATTGTCTAATATTTCTTTTGGCCTATCGTAGATTGAAAATGGTTTCTTGTATTCAGCAGCCATATCTTTAATAATCTTTACATAATTTTCTTGTGCAATTAAGGCTTTTTCTTCAGTACTAGCCGGCCATGGATAATCAAATACAGCTTTTAAATATTTCCAATGTTCAATTGGACTAGGGTGTCCATCTAAAAATAAAGGGGAAAGTGTTTGCCTTTCAATATCAAATTTGTTTTTATGAATATTGTCCTCCCACAAGACTTCATAAAAACTTGGCAACACCATATCAGTAATGTCTTTATATAAGTTTGCAACATGAGTGTACATAGACATATATTTTTCTTCTATAAGGTTATAATCCTCACCTTGATCTTGTCTTTCTAAAATGTTACACATGCTAAGAAATTTATATTGACATTCTTTATGATCTAGGAACGTCTTAACTAAATTCATAGTGGCTAGATCTCTAATGTAGTATCCAACTGGGTCTGCAAATTTGTCTACAAATACATCATCATAGATACCTTGACTGTAGACGTTTCCTGTAAGTAACCAAGTACCCTTAGCCCATCGATCTTCTCTACATACATTAGTCCACGAAATAATTACCATGTCGTCTTGTGTTATCTTATATTGTTTATCGGTTTGCATTAATACATTAGCTATATATTGGTTACCGGCTCCCGAACGCCCAAAGTTATAAAAAGGAATGTCTAAGGCATCTGCTACTAATTCAGGCCAAGATGTCCAAAAATATTTTGTAAAACTGCATCCAAAAGCAAACAAGCGTTTAGGTTTAGTGTGTATTAGTTGTTCCATAAATTTCTTTAGTTAAAAATGCAATCACTTTGTTTTTTGTTAACGCAGTTTCTCTCATTATTTGAAAATTATGCAGGAGCACATCTTCTCGTTGAAACCGCCACTTAATCTGTTCTTGCCTAGACATAGATTCAAGTTTCTTACATAGCGTTGATACCACATGTAGGATCATTTGATATCTTACAGTATCGTTGGGCTCATCATCAAATGACAAATCAAAATAATCATCATATGTAATGTATCCTAGATTTTTAAGATATTTGTTACTGCCTGGTTGTCCGTAAATTATAAAAGGTTGCATACAAATCATAGGGCGAAAAGTTTTTTCGCTGTAGAACAACGATGTACCATTAAAATCAGATTGATACGTTTCGTTCACTATTTGAAACAAGGTTCTATGATGTATGTGTGCATAAGGTGTTTGAATAGCCCAATTAGTTTCAAAATCATTATGATCAACTACTAACGGTAGAGAATCTAACCATTGCAACAAGTTTTCAATGCCGTATTTTTCTAAGCCAGCTACTTGAAGCCAAATATCCGGTCTATCTAATTTAAGTTTGTTATGACTTATAAGTGCATGTTTACTTACAGGGTGTTGAGAAAGAAGAAATGTTGCAATAGTGCGTTGATATCTGTTTAATCGGCTTAGACTTGAAAAAAACTTATCAACAAAATTATTTTCTACTTCTTGTTTTACACGTTGTAATGTAACCTGAGGTAAAATGTCCTCACCATTTTCAATCAAACTTCGCCATTCTAATGGGGCCTCAGCTACCTTTTCAAAAAAATTAAAACTAAAAATTTTTAATTTTTTATTTTTTGATTTTGAATATCGTTCGTAATTTTGTTCATCTAACAGATTGGCGCTGACAAATATAACACGTTCTGGATTTACATTATATTTGTCGCAATTATGATGTAGAATATCAAAAAACGGTATTTGATGTATTGGACTATAACCTTCAACACTTGCATCTAGGATGAAGAAAATCTCTTCATTCTGTAACCTTTTAAGATTGTGTTGATCTATGTTGCAAAACAAATCAGCATCAGAATTCCAATGCGGATATTTTATGAAACCATGGATGTATTCTAATTGCGTTAATGTTTTCAATGAAGGATGTTTAGACATCGCATCATCTACAAGCATGGTAAATTGGGTAGTCAGAATATCATTTCGTATGTAGGGATTTTCAGTCAACTCTGCTTGTATTTTGATCATGCTGTTTTAAATAGTAAAGTAATATTTATATGGGTATATTATGAACATAGGATTTATAGGTGTTGGAAAATTAGGAATGCCTTGCGCAGAAGAAATGGCCAAGAAAGGTCATACAGTTACAGGATATGATACCGCATCACGAGCAAGCAGTTATATAAACATTGTGCCTTCTATAAAAGAATGTGTTCAAAATGCTAATATTGTTTTCATAGCTGTGCCAACGCCACATGATCCTGCATACGATGGACGACATCCAACTGCTCACTTAGAACCAAAAGATTTTAATTATGATATTGTGAAAACATGTTTAATAGAAGCAGACAAATGGATGACGAAAAATCAACTTTTAGTTTTGATTTCAACAGTATTGCCTGGAACTACTAGACGCGAATTTATTCAATTGACTAATAACACAAGATTTGTTTACAATCCATACTTAATTGCTATGGGAAGCGTGGCATGGGATATGGTAAATCCAGAAATGATAATGATAGGAACAGAGGACGGTAGCACCACCGGTGATGCCAAATTACTAATAGAATTTTATAAAACTGTCATGGAAAACAATCCAAGATATGTTGTTGGAACATGGGACGAGTGTGAATGTATCAAAGTTTTTTATAATACTTTCATTAGTGCCAAAATTGGATTAGTAAACATGATACAAGATGTCGCTATCAAGCAGGGCAATATAAATGTAGATGTTGTTACAGATGCCTTGTCCAAATCAACAATGCGCATTATGGGTCCTCAATATATGAAAGCAGGAATGGGTGACGGTGGTGCCTGTCATCCAAGAGACAATATTGCTCTACGATACCTAGCAAAAAATTTAAATCTAGGATACGATCTTTTTGACTCTATTATGAATGCTAGAGAAATCCAAGCATTGAACATAGCAGATTTCTTATATCGTAAAGGCCAAGAACATAATCTACCAATCTATATACACGGCAAAGCATATAAACCTGATGTTGCCTATTGTGACGGTAGTTATAGTTTACTCATCGGCTGGCATTTAAAAAATGCATACAATGTTGATCCTATCTATATTGATCCTTTAACTGGTGATACTGTAAATGAATCAGTTAAGGGTGTAGTGTTACTAGCACATAATAAAAAAGTAACTTATGATTACCGCGGATTTAAAGAAGACCAACAGTTATATTGCAAAATAGAAAAAGGGTCAATTGTTGTTGACCCTTGGAGAAATTACAAAACAGAAGATAAAGATATTACTGTGATACACTATGGTAATAGTCGTTAAAGAATATCTTTTGTTTGATTTTTAATATCTTCTTTTAATTTAATAACATCGATAGTAAAACTAATCTTAGATATTTCTTCTTTGTATTCTTCAAAAATATCTAAGATTTTTTCAGCCACAGCGTCGTTAGTACTATCTGTTAATTGTTCCTGAACGTCTAATTCCCAAATCCTACCATCCTTGAATGCTAGCCGGAGGCCTTTTAAATAAGCCACCGGCATAGTGTTCATGTACATATCTTCAAAAACTTCCGGCCATTCTTGAACCAAATCTAATGGCGTTTTAAAAAATTTCTTAGGCACTTGTTTCTAACTTAGCCTTAGATGTTGACTTTTTAACCGGTGGATCAAGATCGTCCGCTTCTTTACGTAATCTTGCAGCTTCTTTGTACATGGCATCTGCTTGACTACGATAATTTTTAGCAATATCTTTATCACTTAACACAGAATTTGTATTGGCCTGCAATGGTTGAACACTCTCTGTTTTAGGTTCAGATTTTGCTGAAACAGTTTCTTTTTCTTCGTCTTTTGGTGCTCCTTTGACAAATGTACATAGGTCATCAATAGCACAATTTTTTTGCTCAGCAATAAGTGTGTTTAGATCAGATAGAGGAATCTGACTTGTTGGAGTTGGAGTCATCACTACATTATCTGTTGGTGACTTAACTAGTCGCCCGTCTTGCTGTAGTGCTGCCAACATTATTCTACCGTCTGGAAAATATTTGGTGAACAGAGCTTCACCAAATTCAAATGACTCCTGCGCAAAATCCGTTTCAACTAGTTCCATAATTGAATCATGATATCTATCAGGTAAAGATTCTGTTGGTACAATCAAACACATATTTGATTCGCCAGGCAGAGTCCTAAATGCTACTAGGACTTTCGCTCCTGTATTTTTAATACGACCAACGTGTTTAATATTTTTCATATTAATCCTTTTTAGATACTGCTTCTAAAAATGCATTTAACTTATTAAATGCCTTACCAACTGCTTCTAATTCTGGTGCCTTGAAAGCACCCCGTGAAACTGCTACTTCTAGAATACTTCTTAGAGCAGCTAGATCGTTAAGATTTAGATCAGGCGTTGACTTTGTTTCAGTAGATTCTGGTTGCTGTTGGGGTTCTTGTGTTACATTCTCTTCCATTTTTATCTCCTAATATATGGGCAAGCTAAAATAAAATAGGTAAGTTCTTTTTGATCTTCAAATCCTATATAGAAATCAGATTTTAACCTACCGTCATTGCCTATTGTAGGCATTTTCTTAATAGAAAATCTTCCTTTGAGTTTTGACGATACCCAATTACGAACTTCATCATCTTCGTGTAGAAATTCTCGGTATTCTATTTTTAATTTTGAAAAATGAGATGGCATAGTTTTTACCTCTCGCTTTCCAAGAATATTTAAAGGATTCAAATCTATCATCTGAAATATTTATTAGAGAAATGTATGTAGTTTATTAATCTTGGCGTAGACGTTTATTCATAGCCTTTGCATAGCCCATTTTTTTAATATCACCGCTGAATAGATGTAATTCAAATGCTATTCTTTCTCTTATAACGGTAATTTGTTTTTTGTCTACAAAGTAGGGGCTATCTATAAATTGATCTAACCAAACTAAAACTTGAGGAGTAAGGGTTATATTTTTATCAATGTCTATTTGATAAGTTTTGATTTGTGCTTGTTCTTTTATGAACTGTAGACCTGATTCTGTTAATCTAAGGCCACCTTCATTTTTTTTGCGGAAATTGTACCACCAGATCGGTTTATGTTTTTTAATGGATTCCTCGTCCGCGGGCTGATCTGCTGCTTTTAGGAATACCGATGTATAGGTATCCTTTAGATTCATTTTAATCTATCTTATCGCCTTTGCTGAGTTTGAAAACTGCAAAATCAGTACACTTAAATAATCGGTTAAGTTTTTTAGCAAGATTATGAGCATGTCCGGGATTTGAAAAACTTACTTTCTTGTATTTAGGTCCTGGATAACTAGCAACCATACTACCGCTCTTTAAATTAAAGGGTTGATCTTTGTAAAACACAGCCCAAATAGCGTCGCTTTCAAGTATTTGTTCTACTTTGAAAGTTTCTTTATTTGTATATTCTAATATAATCTTTGGTTTTGGTCTACTCATAATATACATGCTCTAATAAAGCACGTATATATTTATCATTAATTGAAGCCGCCGCCGTCGAAGCGCACATTGATATTGGTAGTATTGTCTCGTATTTCACCAAGCATTTGATGTACTTCCTGCACGGTTTTTGCCAATCTAGCAGTCATTATAGATAATTCTAACGTTAATTCTCTAGCTTCTTGAATACTAATGCGTATTTCTTTCTGTTGACTACGTTCTGCAACTGCTATACGATTTAGTAGTTTTTCTACACCAGGTAATGTAGTTGGTATATTATTTTGAGACATTGCTAAGTACCTGTTTCATTTCAAGTTCTGTTTTAAAGGGACCTTGAAATTCATAACGCTGTAATGTAATAAGTTTAGGGCAAAAACTCTTTACCCATCCCTTTTCAAAACGGATAACATAATAACCTGCACAATATAAACTTTTTGAATCTGAACTTTTTGTGAAAAGAGGAAGTTTACGTTTGATATCATACATGGCATTGTGCGGTTCTGCACTTGTGCTGTATCCATGTACCTCGTTTGGCAAGGCATCGTCGGCTTCTTTGACAATTTTAGCGATAAAAAAATCTTTGCCAAACTTTTTAGTTAGACTTTCTTTGGACTCATAAATTTGTACACCTAACTCATTACTCATCACAAAACGATTGTCTTCGTTTTTTCTAAGTGTTGCAAATTTAGATCCGTTCTTTTCTACAATCCAAAATTTATTTTCAATGATTGGTTTAGCATGAAGGTCAGTCATAAGCATATCTCGCATTTAATGGTTCAGAATAACTCTGTGCTTGATCTGAAATCTTTTTCAAATCATATAAATTACAAAACTTCATCAATCTAATTCCAACTTGGCTTATGTTTTTATTAGATGTAATTGCATTATTAATAGTTGTATTAATAACTTCTCGAATATTATCTGGCTGAGCAGTAAGATCAATTAATTGACGATTGCGTTCATAGTCATCTTTTACACGATGCTCTTTTCCTTCGTGGTCGGTCCAACGCTGAAGCATCATATTGTTCCAATTGAATCCTTTACCATCTCTGTCAGCATAGGCCTCACGTAGTCCAACCTTGTTCTTAGTGCCTTTTTCACGAACACCTGGATATGCACTAAAGACATTATCTGTAGTATCACCACGCATACATTTTTCAAAAAGTAACCATTGTGGATCTGGTGCAGACTTTGCTTCACCTGTTTTTTTATCAACAACAGGCTTATTTTTTTTGTCAAAGAAACCTTCGTGTGTAATGGTTGTTTCCGTTACACCGTTGTACTGCTTCACATTGGGAGCAATCAATTGTACAAAGTCTGTATCTGTGCTGATGATTACATGATTGTCAGTAGGATGATTTTGAATCCACCCTGCAATAAGATCATCTGCTTCTAGTTGAGGATGATGTAGTACAGTACAATTAGTACGATCAATAATAAATTCTTTGAACTTGTCAAAGGCTTCCCAAAATACACGATCTTCTTCTTGTTCGCGTTGATTCATAGCGGCACGAGTTTCTTGCCGATTACGTTTGTAGGGCGTATAAAAGTCTTTGCGCCACGAACGACCTTCGAGGCAGAATACCACATGACTACCATTAAAGTCTTGCCATGCCTTGCGAATAGAATTTAGAGTAATGTGAAATGCCATGCCAAGTTTAATATCGGCATCGCCGTTAATAACATGCCTTGCACGAAAAAATGTGTTAGCAGTATCAACTATAATATATGTCATGAGTTATTTCGCTTTACACTCTGTATGTCAATAACACCTGTATTTACAGGACCACCATAATCGCCGTCTACAACAACATTGGCACAAAGTTCACGGAACCAACGATCTACGATTTCTTCGTCTGGATCACCGTCTACACCGTAACCTTCTTGCTTTAATTTTAACACAAAATGATCGTTCCAGTCAAGTTCAAAAAAGCCGTTGCGAATATTATCCTTGTTGACATGAGTGTTCAAAACGCCAACCCAAGCTTCTTTCAATCTAGTCGCACGTTCTTTTGGTGATAATTTAGCCAATTCTTCTTTTTCAAGTGCTAGTTTTTCTGCTTGAACAGCTTCATCAGCAGCCTTTTGAGCTGCCTGGACCTTGGCTTCTGCTTCTTCTAGAGCACGTCTAGTGTCTGCAATGGCATTTTCCATTTCGGTTATGCCAAATATTTTCTTTAATAGATTTTTCATTAGGTGCCCCACTCGTTCTTAAACAGAGGAACTTGTAGTCGATCGCTATATCTAAATCCATTTTTCATTGCAAGATCTGCTACACGACGATTGTTCATACTATAAACACTTTCAACACCGCCTACAGGCATCAAGTAAATTGGACCTTTAAATCCTGCTTTACGATATGCACCAACTGCACATTCAACATCTTTAAAATCTTGCTCTGTGGCAATTACAAATTTAAGATATGTATAACCTAGGCTTTCATAATCACATACAACTTCTGGAAGAATAGCCTCGTCCCATCGTTCGCCACTAACTGGAAGTTTAGCACTTACACTAAATGTAATTTCTCTAGTGTAATCAGGATGGGGCATAATCCATTCTAACAAGTAATTAGCAAAATCATCCGATAGTTCTTGGGTACCGTTAGTTTCAAAAGTTATTTCTCTAAGTCCTGACATTTTAGGGTGACGAAGTAGATCTGGATAGGCACGTTGCCAACCTAGTAAAGGTTCACCGCCCGTGATTACTAAGTGTTCTTCTCGCCATTCTTTAAAGGGGAGCATTTCGCAGATAGTCTCCGCAATGCTATCTGTTGTAAGTACCGGTGAAAGGTGTTTGAACCTAGGATCCCAACTAGCATAAGAGTCACAACCGGTATGAACAAGAGGTAAATCTCTATACTGTTTATATTCATCAACACGCTCTGCCACCAAGTTTCGTTCATTTGATTTTACTCCTCTAGGCATTCCAAATCCGTCGCAGGTGAAGTTACAGCCAAACACACGCAAGAACACGGAAGGTACACCCATGTACCTTCCTTCACCTTGGATACTATAAAATAATTCACTTACTTTTAATTTACTCATAAATTTTTGACCATTTCTTAAGTTTTAATTTTTTTGCTTCTTTAGCTTTTTCTAAAGCACCAGTATTTAGAATTCCTTGATCAACGAGAATATCTACTAGTGCTAAGATGTCGCCTATTTCCATCTCAAGCATTTCTGAATGCTTGATTCCAGTTTTATAATGATTTGACTCTAAACCAAATCTTCGACATTTACTTACTTCAACAATGGCTTCTGCACATTCTTCTTGTAAAATATCAAGTGCTTCTTGTGTTTTATTATACATTCTTTTTCTCTAAAATCCAAGACCCATCACCATTATCTTTCCATTCAAGAGTGTCTCCTTCTTTCCATCCAGTTTCTTCAATAAGGTCTGGAGGAAAGGTAATAATGGCATCACCACTTTCAGGATCTTCTTCTACATTAATTGTCCACTTTTTCAACTTCTACTCCCGATGCTCTAAGAAATACAAGACCGTCGTCATTACGATAATTTTCACCGTAGTACACCCGGCCAATACCTGTCTGGTAAATTAATTTAGCACATTCTAAACAAGGACTGTGGGTTACAAATAGATCAGCACCATCGCCACTGTCATTGCTTTTGGCTAACTTAGCAATGGCGTTTGACTCAGCATGAAGAACCTCTGGTTTAGTTTTCAAACCGTATCTGTATTCTTCTTCTGCTTCTTCGTTATACTCAGTGTAAGGATACATGGCATACAACTCTTCAGGGCTTAGCCAGCCACCTGCCCCGGTATCCCATACCTTATCTTCGCAGTTGTTATCCCAACCGCTGGGCATACCGTTGTAACCAATACTTATTATCCTATCATCTTTGACAACAATAGCACCAACTTTAAGTCGTCGGGCATGACTTAAATTTGCAAAGACCTTTGCTGTATTCATGTAGGCCTGTTTGAATTTTTCCTTCACGCTCTCGTCTCCATTCTTCAAGTGTTTTACGACGGCATTCTTCTTTAACATCTGCTGGAAAATCAGGATGTATGTCTGCTAGTCTACAATCATATACTCTGTATTCTGGCATACTGACATTGTGCAACGCTACTAACCATAGTATACATGCAATTAAAAAACCTATCAAATATTTCACAATCTATCGCTTAATAAAATTTTACACAAGAATGCATCTTGTTTGGTTTTAAACTGAAAGGTCATGTAATCTTTATGCGGTGTATAATGAAATCTTTCTCCGGGTAAACCAAATGTTTCTAGTACTTTAGCACAGGTCTCATTCCACCATTTATTTGTTTGATTGTGCCACTGTACAGTTATTATTTTATTTGGATCTTTATCAAAGTCCCACCAATTACTTGTTTTCATTGTACAACTTTGTAAATCTAAAAACAAAACTTTCCTCTAAACAGCTATATTGAGTCCCGTCAGAAAGTTTTTCATAATGTATCCATGCATTCTTGTCTGCATATACAATTCTGGTAACTAAAAAAACTTCTTGGTTATTACCAATCCATTTATCGTCTACACTAGGTTTATCCATGTGTCACTGCCCTTTCCTTGATATATTGCTCGTTATGTATCCATTTATTGTTCACAAGGAATCCCCATTCTTTACGTTGAGGACCAGGCATAAAACAAGTCCAACATTCTACATTTGGATCTAATTCTATACGATGAAAAGAATCAGCAGTACAAACGCGGAAATGACCAGCGCCACGCCAGTGCCTGAGCTCTCCAATTTTTTGTCCTGTGGAGTTAAATTGTGGTACCCATTCATAATAACCACCCTTGAGGATTAAGGTTGCGTATGGCCAGGGATGATCATGAACATCGTCTGGATCGCTTTTCAAAAACTTATGAACAAAAATGTTAAAAGGAAACCATTTACGATCTTTAAGAAATACATAGTATCTTTCTAGATAAGGATCGTTACTTTGCCTATCTAAAATGATTCGCTTTCTTCCAATCTTTTCTAAGAATTTAAGAATCATGTTATGCCTTTTGTCTCTTTCTTAGTTTTTCTATTTTAGTTCTTTTACTCAATGCAAGATCTAATTTCATTCTACTAATTTTAGAAATGTAACAGATGCCATTAAGGTGATCAAGTTCATGTTGAAAACATCTTGCATCAATACCAGTAAACTCTAATCTGTGTAACTTATTATCTCGATCTGAAAACTCAGCAATAATTTTTGCAGGTCTAGAAACTTTGAAAAATAAATTAGGAAAACTTAGACAACCTTCTTCTTCCAATTCAGTTTCTTCGCTGGTAGCAAGAATTACTGGATTGAAAACAGCAAACGGTTCTGTGATTTCAGATATATTTCTAGTTTTAATAGTGAAAACTCTCGTTTCAATACCAACTTGAGGTGCTGCTAGGCCAATACCATTTTCTTCAAACATAAGTTTGACCATTTGTTCTTCAAGCTCGTAGGGACTGAGAACAGGATTGGCAAAGTTAAAGTCTGGCATGACTTTATTTAGAATTTCAGCAGGATGTGTAACTAATTTTAACATTATTTTAGAAATACTTTTCTAGAACTTCTAACTTATCCATATACTCGGCAATCTGTGCTAGTTCTTTTTCAACTGCGTCCATATAGTCTGTATGATCATGAATGCCTCTAGGATTAGCTAACATGATATCAACATTCATTTTATGTTTTAGAATGTGCGCTTCAAAATGTTTTGCTAGTGTGTTAATAATTTCAGTTCTCATATGTCTAGTTCCTGTTAATCTTTCTATGTCTGATTGGTCAAGCATACTTAATTCTTTGGCAAATGCCTCATTAATTTCATCTGCCTGCGAATCTAACCAATCTTTTTTATTCGTCATTTTTATCTAGGAGCAAAATCCTGTTGTAGTTTGATATTATCAAAGAATTCTTTTTTTGTAGCAGGATCACTTTCAAATGATCCTTTCAAAACTGTAGTTTGTGTAAGACTTGAATGTGCCATTATGCCACGATTCTCACAACAACCGTGCGTAGCCTGAATATACACACCAACATTCTTACTATTGGTTGCGTTAACAATCTCTCTGGCAATATCGTTACATAGTTCTTCTTGAAGTGTTCCTCTACGAGCACACCATTGAGCAATACGTGTATACTTAGATAGACCAATGACTTTGCCGTTGGGAATGATACCAATATAGGCTACGCCGTTTACAGGCTGATGATGATGTGAGCACATTGATCTAAGTTCACTACGAACAACTAACATGCCTTTATAAGCATCTTCACCGTCATTAGGAAATGAAGTGGCCGCAGGCATGGGTTCATAACGTCCTGCCATGATCTCATTAAAGTACATCTTGGCAAGTCTACGAGCTGTTCCTTTTGAATTAGGATCTGTTTCTCGATCAATTAGTAAACGGTCAAGTACTAGTTCAAATGCTTCAGTTGCCTCATTGATTAGATATTCCTTATCTGTATCGTGTAAGTAGTCGCTAATATTGTCTCCGGCCCAAAAGCGTTTATTATCACGTTTCATACGAGCACGAATAGCATCTGAAAGATGTGTTTCTTTGTACTCTTTTTCGCCGTACATGGCATCTAACGCTGTTTCTTTTTTATCTGTCAAAGTTGTTTCTCCGAGTTAAAGGGGTGGATCCCTTATGTTGTTATTTTAGCATTTTTAGTAGATTATCGCAACTAAAGAAATTATCTTTGAGTGCATCTACCTGTTTATTTAGGCTAGGTAGAAACTTTTCATAATTTTCCATGTACTGTATAATCTTAGAACAAACTTCTTTTCTGTAAGTCTTATAGGCCGCAAAACTTTCAGTCCATTCGCTTGGATATTTAAAAGTGTCAAAAGCCATTTCACTATAGCTTAAACGATCTGGCACCATAGGAATAGCATCTACAATGGCACCTTCATACCAACTGATACCTAGTGTTTCTTGTAAATTGGCACTAAACACTAGTTTGGCTTCGCCTAGCAAATTATGATATTCATTCTTTGTTAGCTGTTGATCCTGACAGACTACGAACTCGTACTGTGGCAAGTGTTCTTTAAGGTCTCTGAATATCTCAACCTGTTTCTCAGGAGCAATACGATGCGGAAACAGAATAAGATTACGTTTGGGCATATGCTTATACATTGACAACGTATCGAGCATATACTCCATAGGCCAACCTGTCCGAATAATTTTTCCGTTTTTAATGCAGGATTCCTTAGCCCATGGATCTAAAAATACATTGCAAAACATATCTATGTGAAAGTCTGTGGCAAAGTAATTATAGTCAATAGCGCCAAAGAAGGACCTCTCAGCGTCTCTTACCCACGGGGCATTACCAATAAGACGACCTAAAAAATCTTGCGGATCATAACTACCAGCATGCCATAACGCATGAATCTTGATAGGGATGCCAAGAAGCTCGCTCATGTATTTTAGATTTATAATGCCCGGATGCCAAGCATCAGTAAAAATAAAATGGTCGCCGGGATAAACGGATCCGGCGCAAAATAAGCGGCTAATCTGCTCAACTTGACTAGACTTATAGATATTAGTCCCGCCAAAATTAAGAAAGGCGCCAGGAGTAGTGGCATTAGGAATGTCCGTAGGACCAGAGATAACTTGAACATTGTGTCCCGCCTTTTTTAAGAGGGAAGGTACATGGGCCTTCCATTGACCCGTGTACCTTGTCTCAACTGCTTCTAAATCAATTAGAAAAATTTTCATTATACCTGCGGTTGTTGCCGCTTCTATTGTATTCACCGCGTGGTTTACGTTCACCGTTCCACTGCCGGCGTGGGCGTTGACTATCTAAATAAGCCCTATATAAAGGACTTGATCTATCATACAGGTGCGACGGATTAAAGTCACACAATTCAAATCTGCACCAATCGTGGTATGCTTCTAGATCTTCAAAGATCTTTACCACTTCGGGCTTCATAGTCAACTGCTTCTTGCGCCATTCATTGGCCATATTATACCTCAATATTTAATAAAGGAACCATTTTCTCCATCTTCACTTACTTCAATCCAAATCTCTCGATTAGGATATCTAGCTGTGATTTCAGCGTGGAGATCTTCTGAAATCATCTCGCAGGACTTATAGTTTAGCTGAAGTGTCCCCTTGTTGTAAAGACTTTCTAGCCAACGTTTGAACTGAATAAACTCAATATCGCGATCATCATGAAAAACTTGAATCCAGACTTGAAAATGGAAGATATGACGATGCGGAGTACCGAGGAAGCTGACGTCATACTCATCTCCTGTGGCAAGTTTTGAATCTGTAGCCGCTGCCGGATACATATGGATACCTTCTTTGCGAAAGGTAACCCAAATCATTTTATGAGGTCTTTCCTCATGCATTTTGAAGGTAGTCATCGTAGACTCTCCATAGTAAGAATTTGTCCAATCTTGTCTCCAAGACTGTCGTCTTCTTTAACAATGTAAATGTTATGATTACGTTCGTCCTTACGTCGATCCCAATGAGTAGTTTCAATCACAAAGCCACCGTGTGCTTTATACACTTGAAACCTCATACCGTTACTCTGTAATGACGGACTTTCACTGTCCACTTCTAGTGTAGGACGAAGTTCTCTATCATTATCAAAATTTACAAAGTAATTACGAATCCAGTTTCTAATTGGATGTGTTGCCATTTTTTTCCTTGCAGGGTTTACAGCGGTTACTGTATTCATCGCTCTTTTTTGTTGAGCATATGCGCCACTCATTTTACAATCTCATCATTTTTGTATTGTGTCCAGTCTGTGAACTTACTACGATCCATTAGTGTGTGTAGACTGTGGGACCACACACCGGGATTGGTTGCCTTAAAATCTTTGTCATCAATTTTAAGCATTGTATTATAATTCCAAAGTTTGATGTAAGGAATTGGCACACGAATCTGCGGAATAAAATTATTATACTCGCAGAAGCCACTTTCGTGAAATTCTTCTACTTGACTCATAGGAACATCTAGAGTACATAGATAATCTAATTTAAGAAAATGATAGATCATAGTTTCCCATTCTTTATGTTCATCATAAGTTTTAGGGTTGTAACTATGGTTAGCGCCAAAAAAGATATGTTCTAATTCATATCTCTCTACATACGATTGAATGTTTTCAATATTTTGAATACCGGTTACAAATAAAGTAGCCTTGCCATAAGCGGGGGTGTGTTCAACTTCACTTCCTATAAAGAAAGCAATATCGTCTGCAACACCATCAATGTAATCACGCTTCATTAATTATCCTTGGTTCTGGATGAATGTTTTCTTCTACTACACTATTGTACACTTCGTCAAGTACAATGTCAATCTGTACTGGACCAATTACGCGAACATGTTCGTCTTCAATTAGCCAATCGTGGTCGCCGTCATGAAGCCAAGCGGTACCCCATCTGCCTTCTTCATCTTCTACACCATCCCAACGACTTTCTATTTCTTGTTTTTCTTCGTCACTAAATGAATCGTCAAATTCAAAATACACACCGCATAGGTCTTCTAGTTCGCAACCCCAACCAACACTGGGATCACAATGAACACCATTACGTCCAATTTCCCATTCGCTGATAGGATTATCAAAATCTCTAAACCCTTGTCCCCAACGATAAACTTCAGTGACAGTCCAGCCTCTGATATTTCCATCCTTGTCTTTAGAATAAACATCTACAAAATATTCAATGTTTTTCTTTTCTAAAGGTTTAATGCGATAAAGTTTACTCATTAGACGAAACTCCTATTATGATTAGTATAGACACAAACAAAATAGCGTAGAGAAATATTTTTTCTGTTGATGTAAGGGGTGTTTTTCTATGAGGACATCTTCCCTGCTGCCAGTCACAAGCCGGATCAATCTCTTTTCTACAAAGGTTGCACTTACTCATCTTCGTGATTTCTTATTGGTTCTTTTCCGTCTGCATGTTCATCGCATAGTGTTCTGAGCCAACCACCGCCACGCACCTGTCCAGGTGTACCGCACACTTCACAGGTAACAGCACTCATTGATTCTGCCATGGCTACTAGACCATGAATATATTCATCCCCTCCGTCGTAATAAAAACGAAGTGTACCAAACTTTTCTTTAACTTGAGTAGCCACAACTTGGGGAACATGGGGTGTTCTAGGCATACCAGATTCGCCTGCTTGTCCTCTCTTAACTTCTCGCTCACGACATTCTTCTTTCCAATCAATGTGATGTTGAATATTCCCACAGAGATGATCGATAATATTAAACCATCCATCGCCGTGTTCAAAACCCCAACACATGGCAGTTTCTGTCATTGGTGCATTTCTATCCTTAAAAATTTTAGGATACTTTTTGCATAGCAGATTATCTAATTCTTCTTTCATTATGTTACCAAGTTGATACGTCTGTGATATCGATAGTTGTATCTGGATTGTTGTTTCTATTGAATAGATCAAATTTGATTGTTACAGTAGGACCAATTCCACTTTCGTGAGATTTAGTCAAAGTGAACCATTCAACGTCATCAAACTTTTGATATAGTTCAACTAGTTGACCAAGTTGCTTTCTGTTCAATTCAATTTTAGCGGTCTTCATCGAAGTCTACTCTTTCTTGTTGGTCTTCCCAGACTAAACGTCTTAGTCTCGAAATTTCATCTTTTAATTGTAACTTCTTTTTCTTTAATTCGCTAAGTTTATCATCATCAAAATTACCAGATTGTTGTAGATTGGCAATATGATTATCTAAAACACGATGTGATTCAATTAAATGAATTAGTCTAGTTTCGTACATGTTATTCTGCCTTAAGTTTATCTAATTCGTTATCTTCTCGATCATCTGTCCAAGGAACAGAAACAGACCCATCTTCTTTAACTTCGTCAAATAGACTGTTAACAATGTTTGTAACACCGCCACGGAGTCTAGCACCTTCTAGATTCTGCAAGAAACCTAAACGTTCAGCTTCTGCAATCATTTCAAAGGACTCTGATTTAGTTTTGCAGGCAAATAGTTCTTCCACAAAACGATCAAAGTAAAGAATATTACGCGGTACCCATTCTGAATATTCATCACTCTTATCAGCATCCTTAACCTTGCGCCATGCACGCCAATTAGGTTTATGAGATGCAATTTCAATATCCATTAAGTTACATGCACGTTGAACAGCAACAATATGACAGTAGACATTATGACCCATCATTAGAGCATAGCCAAAACTATCCCAAGATGTCTTACCTTCTTTTCCAATCTTATTCAACATTCCCGGGGCGTAGTGGCAGATATCCGCAACCGACAAGCGGCGTCCAAGCTCGCTTTCGAATGGGAAAGGAATATCGTGCCGTCCGGCCAACATCTTATTGTCAGGGGCCTTGTCCATAATGACACTAAATCTTTTACTTGTGTGTTGGGCGTTAGTGTACACGAGCCCGTGAGCTGTAGCGATAAAAGGACTTGCGCAGTCGAAACTGATTGTAAAGTTTTCATTAACATGCTCCCTAATTCTACGTTGAATACTAGTTAGATAACAAGCCCAATCTAATTGGGCTGTACCTAAGAAGTGCATCCAGTTTTTGCCTTCCAACATTCCATCAAAGCGCATGGTAACCAGTCTGCGAAGTGTAATGGGCATTTTGCACATATTAGCACCACCCATAGCCCAACCTTCACAGGCCTTGTCGCCCCATACTTTAGGATCACTAAATTCTTTAACGCCCTGATACCATTGTTCTGCGTTATCCCAATTGGAACCTTGTAAAACATTCAAGAATTTTGTAGCACCTATTCTATTATTTAAGAAATATTCATTATTAAATCTAGTCTTGTCAAGACAATCTTCAAAGCTCTTTAATCCTGTTTTAGGACTGTGTACATGATCACAGGCCCAGGTAGGAACGTCTAATAACATTGACCAATCGGCTGTAAGTTCTAACCAGTTAAGAATATCGTCTCTGGTCTTATTAGCACTGGCACCTTCAAAGTTTAACCAGTCAAATTTTAAAACACCCTTACCAACCTGATAACCGCCGGAGTCACCTAGTATAAGCGTAGTGTTTCTGTCACGTTGTTGAATCATTGAATCTTGAACCATTGTTTTGTTCAAGTCTAACTGTGCGTGACCTGCTGAATACAAAGCATACTTATAATGAAAGTAACCTTGTTCAGGATTAAGAAAGTTCATACCTTCAATGCCTTGATCAAATCCTTTAGGGATACGAGCATTAGGAACGAATTCCTCAATACGTTGTTTAGCTACATATGTACTGTAAAAAGAACTGATTGCTGGCAAATATACAGCATAGTCTTTTTGTAAAGGTGTTAGATCAACTGGTTGTTTGTTCATGTTCTCTCGCTAGTTTAGCTACGATGTCCAATTGACGACGAGCTTCTTCTACATTATCTAAAGCTAGTTTAACACCATTATTGGTTTTTGCCAACTTCTCCCAAGCCAGTTCTTCGTTCCGCTTTTGACGTGCCCAGTCAAGCAACGATTCTGCCTCGCCATTAAGTCCAACACTAGCAGTTGTGTTTGAAATTTGGTACCAGGTTGATCCATCGTATACTTCTAGATGATTGTTGTTGCCATTATATCTTACCATACCAGCAGAAAGATTGTTCATGTTGATGTATGGATTTGATCCATAACCTCCGCTGGCCAGCATATATTTTCCAATGGTTGAAATGCCATTAATCATAATTAGGCCTGTGCAGGAATGATGTATTTGTAAACTGCCAATCCGCTGTCTAGTGTGATCTGGATTGCACCTTCGTCGCTGAGACTCATCTTAGTATTATTGCAGTCTGCAATCTTCAGGATGCTTAGGATCGGAAGCACTGGCCACGTCCAGCCCCTGCTCAACTTACCAGCAACTCCTGCGGCAAACACAAACTCACCGCCGTGTGTTGATGCATCGCCAAAGATAAACTTTAGATTACCGCCTTCTGTCTTAGCAAGGAATGTAGGATGTTCATTGTTAGCACCTGCCTGGAAGTTAAAACGTTGTACTGAAGCAACACTTGGCTCTAGTTCAACGTCCCACTTAACGCCGCGAAACTTAACAGTCTTCATCTTTTCGTTGATGATCTCAGTATTCATAAAACGATAATCATTTTTAAAGTCACCGTCTTTGTTTTCAAAGTGAATACCAACAGGAATAGTTTCACCATTTCGATCAGCGGTAGTAATACTGATCTTTGCATCTTCTTTGTATTCTGCACCGTCTAGTAGATATTTTAATTTCTGCAATTGAGGCATACCAAATACACCGATCATATCTGGATAAGGATGACTAGTTTCAGCTTCCATAATAACTGAACGGTCGTCTGCCATAGAATTGATAATTGTTTTATCTTGTGATCCTGTGATCTTAACCGTAGTTAAGAATCCTAGATTTTGCGTGTGACTAACAATGTCTTGAAGGATATCTTTCATTTTGTTCTCCGTATATTAAGATTATATTTAGATCGTGAGTAAAAAACAACTGAATTATTACTCAAAATCAAAAAGTTTTTTGAATGTATTGTCGCTCCTTGTAGAACTGATGTCCCATTCCAAAACACCAATTAGATTTTCTAGTTTTTCGTCAATGACGGTAGTTTCCATTTCAGCATCATCAAATGGCAAATCTTTAAACCATTGAGGTAGTCTTAGTTCGTCAACAGGGTATGCCACTGATGTATATGCCATCGGATTATCTTTTACTTTACAGACAATGACTTTGGCTCCGTCTGTGATTGACATAGAGTATTTGTCGTCAAACATTCTTTTGAGCGTATTCCAATTAAGGCTTGCTCTAACATGACCAGGCATATTTGCCTTACCAAGTTTCTTCTCTTTACTGGCGTATTCTGTAATGTTGTTTGCACGTTTAGGTGATCCTTTCTCCCAACCTGGGCGAGTTTTAAATTCAGTTCTAAAATCAGTGATATATTCTAGAATTTCTTCTTTGCTAATACCTGTTAGAACCTTAGTTAAGACTTCTGACAAGAAGTCTTGAATGACGACAGGAGTATCTGATCTTTTTAGATCTAAACCCATTGCTTTGATTTTGCCAGGAGAACCGCCTGAGTCTGTTCTTTTGCCCTCTTTGTCATAGTAGAGGACGGCATATCGCTTTTTGGTGATAAAGAGTCCTTTGCTTGCAACAATCTCGCGACCTGCTTTGATGACCTCCCCTCGGGTTTTGGGTACATGAAAAGCATCTTGCATGAATTTAACAAATGTGCCATTTACTTCACCTCCTATAGTATCGTAAAGTTCAATCACAGTTTCTCTGGTCCAGGGAATAGTACCCTTTCCAATTTCATTTTTCAATGTAGAATACGCACTAAAATAACAAGAGTCAGTGTCACCGTAGATAATTGCTTTGCCTACGTGATTATATTCTCCTGTTATGATTTCGTTAACCTTACTGGCCATATGTTTCGCAATAGCACGACCAGTAAGTGTAGTTGATTGTCCAATTCGATTGTCAAAGAAGCGACAACCTGGATTAAGAATAGCACCATATAAAGAGTTGAGGTTAATCTTCTTAACCAGCTGCCTCTTATCCCAGTATTCTTCTTCAATTTTATTACCAGCGGTAATGCATTCTTTAAGTTTTGCCTGCATTTCTTTACGCTCTTTGTACCAACGAGCAAGCAATCCTGGAATAATACCCTCTTTGTCGTAGGTAAAGATTGTACCGTTAGCTGAAAGCATCCAAGGTTGATTTGAATCAAAGATTAAATCATAAATTTGAGCAGCACTTAGAGTATCGTGATGGCCATCTTCCCAGTCTATGGTAATTTCTCTACCCACTTCTCGATTCATCACTGCGGTATATTCCAGCGAACCAAACATACCTTCCCATGCTGCGGCAAAACTCTTTCCCTTGCCCATCTCTGTTTCTATGTGTGCTTTGGTTCCCTCTGGTCTCAATTGGCCAACAATGGTCTCTGGACCCATGTTCAAGGCACGAATCGCCGACGGGTACAATGAGTTGATGTCTAACGATCCAATCCATTCGTGAATTCCTTTTTTAGGATAAGCAACATAAGCACCTGCTGCCTGCGTGTCAACCTTGTCATCTTGTTTAGGACGATTAGGTACAATCATTCCTCGACGATGAGCTTCGTTAATAATGGCTTGTTCGGTAACAGCTACGGCACCCATAGTGGTTTGTAATAACACAGTACATTCATGTGCTAGTTTATTAGCTAGATCTAGAAACTTTAGTTTCTTATCAAGTTTATCAAGTAGAGCACAGTCTTGACGATTGTATTCAATAAACTTACGGAAGTCGTTATTATAAAGCTGATCTAATGATCCTTCATAGACTGTTTTACTCTCTCCAACTTCCATCTCACCAATGGCATCTAGTCGATAGGTATGACGTTCTTCATAGGTATACTTTCTATAAAGCTCTAATGAGTCTAAGTGTACACGACCGATTAAGTCATAAGTGACCGCAGTTTTGCCATATTTTTCATATTCACGTTTTTTGGGATATTGATCCCAAAGACAAAATCTGCGTGTGTCGTCTTTACTTAAAACTTTGGCCACACGATTAACAGTATAGGGAATATCAAAGCCTTCACTGTTCCACCCACTTAACACATCAGCATCTTGTATAAGATCTAAAAAAGCATCCAACATTTCTGCTTCTGTTTCAAACAATATAGTGTTAGGAAATTCTGCAACCTGACGTTTGGCCTCTTCCATGTTAAGCGTTTTAGGAGGAATCGCAAAACACACCAATGTGTCTAACCATTGTAGATGAATAGCAATAGCAGTAATAGGCATGAATGCATCATCAGGTGATGCATAACCACGCTCCGGATCAAAGTCTACCTCAATGTCAAAGAACGCAACGTTTAACTTTGGAGCATCTACATTGAGATAATGATCTTCTAAGCACCTATAGATAGGGTTGATATCACTTTCGTAAAGTTTTTTGTTTGAATGAATAGCAAGTTCTTTGCGAAGCTCTTTGATGTTTTTACAGCTAACACGGCTTAGTGATTCACCGTGAATAGATTCAAACTTGCCTTTGGGATCTTTGTAATAAAACAAATGACGAGCAGGATATTCTTTATAATGCCTTTGACCTTTAGTGTCTCTTTCAACAACTAAGATCTGATCCTGCTCTCTATTATAGAAAGCATCAACGTAACTCATTTTTTTCTCCTTGCGATTTAGGGCTCGCAAATACCAATAGTGCGGCTTATGGCCTCGCCTACCTTTATATTATAGATTCAACAGACCTATAATGTATATAGCTGTTATAACCAATTGTACAACAAAAAGACTCCACTTCTTCCAAATATATCCAAGATATAGCCAACCGATGTTGCCAATCATGCTGACCCAAAGATTAAGAGGGAAAATATTAAAACTAGTAAGGGCTACTCCAACAATTAAAGTTAAAGTTATGCCCCATTCTAAAATAAAATCTCTGTTTAAATATTTTGATAGAATCATTTAATTTTGCGATACAAATTGAAGATATTGTGTTTCTGCCTGATCAAATATTCCCGATAGATCTAGATCATATTTTGCCTGTTCGGGTGTTATAATTCCCAACCCAGCCATGGTCCAATTCCATAATCCAATGGCAGGTGATCCAAACATAGGACCCATATCATGGAAACTTACTAATCTTCTTTTAGATCTTTCGATCACATCAGCAGCATATGGTGATACGATTTTGTTGTCTTTAATATGACGCCAAAATGCTGTGTCACTACGCCCACCTTGATAATGCATTGATACAAAGTCTAAATTGTAATCGTATAATGTAGAAGCTCTTCGATTGTAGGCATCTATGTTTGACTGAGCGCACACAGATGTTTTGTCTTCAGTTAAAAATTCTGACACAAACATAACTAGCTGTGCAACTGTTGTGTGTATAGATGTTGCTTGTAAAGGTTCAACAAAACAAGACGCAAGACCTAAAGACAACGCATTTTTTTGCCATAGACTTTCTGCTCTTCCAGGAATAAAGTCAATAAATTTAATAGGATTTATTTCTCTGCCTAAAAGACTCTCAACTTCTCTTTTTGCTTCTTCTCTTGTAATAAAGTTTTTATTATAAACGTATCCGCATCCACGTCTAGTCTGTAAAGGAATATCCCACATCCATCCAGAATTCAATGCTGTGGCAGTTGTCCAAGGACCCTGATTTATTTTATCATTCTCTGTGTAATCTAAAAGAAATGGCATAGCAGTATTCACTGGCAAGTAATTTGACCAATCCTGCCACTTGACACCCAATGCTTTCATTAGCACACGGTTGAATCCTGTACAATCAATAAACAAGTCTCCAAAAACTTTTTGTCCTGTTTCTAGTGTAATTGAATCAATATATCCTGTTTCATTGTTCAAATTGACTTCCTGAACAACAGAGTCGTGATATGTTATTCCTGTTTGCAAACAAATGTTCTTAAAATATTGTCCTACTTTGTGAGCGTTGAAATGTAAAGAATTATAACGATGCCAGTTTCTACGTAGTTCGTAATCTAAACCAATTTTAGAAGCTAGATGTGATTTGTATCTTCCGTACTTGGCTAAAACATATTTAAAAATAAAGTCATTACTAACACCTCCAGACGGACTACCGTCTAACGGAGAAAAGAATTCTGTGGCATCACCATTCCAGTTTTTAAATTTAATACCAATTTTATTAGTGGCATCACATTGCGATACGAAATCGTCAATGTCGATCACGCTTTTTGAAAAATGTCCATTTAGAACATCAGTAAAAAAACCAGTAGAACCTTCACCGGCACCAATAATACCGATAGATGTGCTTTCTATTACCGTAACATTATGCCTACCAGGCTGCGATTTTAAAAAAAGATAAGCGGCAAGCCATCCGGCAGTACCGCCGCCAACTACGGTTATATTCATTCTGGAAGACGTTTAGTTACACCAAGAATCATTTCAATTTCATTCCACTCTTCTTCATGATTCTTCCAGTTGTCTTTGTGAGCAATACGAATGGCCTTGTTAATAATACTTGGCTTAACCTGTAGTTCTTCTGCCACTGCTTTAACGGTTTCTTTAAGACCCTCT